CTTGTGTGATATGCCCAACAGGATATTCTCCTCCTGTGTAAACTGTGGTCTTGTCTGATGTGTCAACTTGTACTTTCATAATTATCTTGTTTTGTTTCTACAAATATATAATATATTTTAAGAATACCAACTATAATATTAAAATAATTTGCAAAAAAAAGACCTACATTTCTGTAAGCCTTAATCTTGGGGGGATTGTGTAGTTAAAAAAAATGTGTCAGCCTTGCAACTTGTCCTTTATCAAATTCGTGTACGAATGCTTCTACTGCTTTTGGAGAGCCTGTAAATCCTTTTCTTGAATGCCATGAATCTGCTGCACTTGGACTTCTTAAATACTCTACTGTTACTCCGATGAAATCTTTTGCATCTCTCCATTTATGTTTCACTTTGTGATGTAGATGGTGTAAATACCAATATCTATATTTAGTTGCTGCCCATAGATCTGGTCTTTCTTGTGCCATCAACAATGGTAAATTATCCATTTTTGCACCATCGCCATGCTCTAAGCCTATTAAATTACCTCCGTACTTGTAATATTTCCGATGTGCAACTCCTGCATCAACTGAAACATCATTTGTATTCCTGAACCAAGACTTTAAAGCATGTGCCAAATGGAATCCACTTTGATAGTCATGGTTACTCATTGAATGTACGCAGTCAACAGGTGCAACTTCTCTCAGCATCTCTACACATTTAACATAGAGCTGCAATGCTATCTCGTAATGTTCCCACCATTTGCCATCGCAATCCTGTGGTGTTCCTTTTGTTGTGGTGTTATATACATTATCTACATGCAGTATATCGTTTCCTATGCAGAACAATACTTTATCAATCTCAAAGCCTTTTGATTTTTGTATCAAACCTTGCACTCCCTCAATAACTCTAGATACTGCAATAGGAATGTTGTAATCTTCTCCTGTTTCCTCTGCGTTTGCGTATTTGCCTATGTGAATGTCAGCAGGGTTTATAACTAATAGATGCCGACCTGCTTTGTGTTTGATTTTTGGATAGGTTGGTGCATGGTTTTCGATAAATGTATTGAGCCTGCCAAATATGCCCTTTTCATCTATTCCAGAATCCTCTTTTGTAACTACTGAGAACCTAAGCTCTCCACCCATGTTCTGCCAATGCTTGACTGAAACAACGTCTTTTTTGTCAATACCTCGCTCTTGTAAATGTAAATCAAGAGCTGAATTGTCGTTGATGTTTTCTAAGGTGTTTGCTCTGTGCTTTTTAATTAGTTCGATCTCGCTAAGTTTTAACCTCATGCGATTCCAACCATCTTTTTTCTTTGTCATGCTTTAGAGAATACAGTGAAACATAATGGCAAGATAGCAATAAAACTTAATATAATGTTAAGTTGTGTTAAACCATTTGCTGCCATGTCTGAAACTGCTGCCGTAACTAGCACTCCACTTACTGAACGCTTTGCACTCCACTTCTTTTGACGTTGTCCCTCTTGGAAGACTTCACTAATCTTTCCGACTGCTTTCGCTATTGCTCTCATCTTTATAAAGCCATTTTAAATAATAAAACAAACAAACAGGTATTGATAATATCAAAGTTGTAGTTAGTGAACTCATTTAATCTTATCGTATATAAACAAGTTGATGATAGTATCTAATCTACCAAATACGGCATTATCTTTCTCCGTTGGTGTAAGGTTAACAACAACCTTAATAAAAGCCAACAAACCGATTGTAAGCTCTCCCCAATTTTGTGCAATAAAATCAATCATAATAAAAGTCTAAACAAATGAAACAAAAAGGTAAATATAAATAATGGGCAATGCCATCATCGTAACGCTTGGTATAAACTCCCAAGAGTATTCCTGTGTAAAATCCTAAAGATAACTCCCAACTCATTAGTACAACCACATTACCTGTTGAGGCGACTCTACATCGTCATCAGCATGAATAAAAGATTTAGCTATTCCAATGCGTGTAAATCCTGCATCAAGCAAGCCTCTAACTATTTGCATTCTTTGGTATGAACTCATGCAGGAAATGTCAAATGCAGTTCCTCTTAAATGTGCTGAGTTTGGCTTTCCTCCTACTTCCATATTATGTGCTTTGCTTCTCCAAGAGCTTGTAATTGTAAATGGTACATCTGCAAACTCTCTTGCCAGATCTAAACGCTCTAAAGACTTTTTATTAATCTTATCAAAGCAATTCTTTCCATCGCATGTAAACTCTTCCTTTATAAAAAATCTAGGATTCATCTCTTGATAATTTCTTAATGTTATACAACAATGCACTTATAAGAACTAAGATAGTTAAAACTTGCTCAACTCCAATAAATGTAACACCTAATGCACCAAAGTTAATCCCATTAAATATAACTGTATCAATTTTTTCGTTCATTGATTTTAATTTTAGCTAAATATGTCTTTAGCTTCTTGATATTCGTTTTCTTTGGCTTGTACCCCATTAATCTATTTTAATGCCAGGATTGTATGCGTTGCTTATTGGATCTATATCTGCATTTGAGTTTGAAGAATACTCAGGGAAAGAGCTTGTCTTATAAATCAAATAGTCTATAATTCTCTGCCCATAAAACTCTGCTGAATCCATTTGCTTTCTAATCAACCAATCAACATCGTTCTTAGTTGCAGCAGTTCCATTCTCACTATTCTTTTGTGTAATCGAACCATTTGCAATCTTGTAGGATATAAACGGCAACGCTTCAACAATAGCATAATGCACTAAAGCATCTTGTATGTAGTCATCTACTAAAGTTTTATAAGCACCTGATAAAGTTCCTGCCTGTATCTCTGCTTCTAACTTCTCATATAACTTAGTTCCCAAGATAGCTTGTAAATGCTTGTCTTGTGAAATCTTAACGAACGGAAGCAGATACTCCGTATCAATGTTATAATTTAGAGCAGTTGATGTTTTCAACCTGTCCTGTGATATGAATAAAACTGTCGCCATTATCTATTTTTTAAACTTCCTCTATTCGGTGTTGTTATCGGTGCAACTGCTTCCGTTCCTTTCTGCTTAACATAAGGATTGTTACCAACTCGCTTCTCATTGTCAAGACCTTTGTTTGGTAAGAACTTTCCTTTTACTTGCTTTCTAAAGTAGATGCGTCTCATCCAACCATGATAGCAGTAAACGCCACCTTTCCAAGTGAATAAATCGTATGTGCTAGAGCCTTTAGGTGCAAACTGCCCATTTACTCCTGCTCTACCCATTTTTTTAATATCCTCGTATCTGAACTCAATGCCAGAATCTGCCATCATTATCATTTCAGTACAGAATGGTCTGCTTGGGTTTTTAGCTTGTTTAGTTGTAGTCTTTGCATATGCATACCTTACTTTATACAAACCCTTATCTCCCCATTTAGACTTTTCTCCTGCCTTTGCATCTGAATCATTTGGTTGTCTATCAAAGCCCTCAAACTCTTTGTGAAAATCGGGATTTGTTGTATCAACTAACTCCTCACTCATCAACTCATATTCTTCCTCATCGTTTACCTCTCCGTAAATCTTAAGCTCTTCAAGTAATGTTTCAGACTTAGCATCGTCAAGGAATGGTCTATCGTCATGCTTACAAGCACTCATCTTGACACCTGTTTCCTTTTCTTTTGTTTCCTTGTCTAAGTCTTCAATGTCATCTGCAAATTCAATCGGTTGCAATGTCTTAAAGTAAACATCTAAGTGAATACCATTAACTGCAAGCACCTCATCAATCGCATCAATGATTATGTTTTGCTTTGGCTTTATAACTGTGTTGTCAAATAGCTGAGATGCAACTTTTATCTCCTCTGCGTTGTTACCTAAACCTGTCTTGTCTTTAATACCAAATAACATAGGAGATGTAACTCTATGCCCAACTAAAATCTTCTTTGTGCATTCCTCAGATAAGAACTTATATTGCTCTGCTGCTTCCGAGATAGGTATTTGGTCTATCGTTGTAGCTTGTTGTTGATTATCGTTAAACGATAAAACAAACTTCTTACCGCTTGTACTCGTAAACTTCTGCGTAATCTTTCTTTCAATAGCATCTTGTTCCTCTTTTGTAGGTGTACCATTGTTGAAGTTTACCATCATGCTAGGAGCAAACCCCTGCTGAATGTTTGTCAAGTGATAGTTTCCGATCTCCTCATCTATCTCACTCCATTGTAAAGAACCTTGATAGTCAACAGGAGAGAAATAGAAGAAGCCTGGAGAGTAAGGATGTATAACCATGATTTGGCTATCGCTTGACTTACGCTTCCCATCAAATGCATCTATTCTAATAGGCTTAAACTTGTCCTTTCTAAACTGCGACCAATCATCTGAGTAGTAATACGCTTGTATCTTTCCATCAACTGCCTTTTCTGGTCTTAAGTTTTGTATTGGAATATGCTTTGCTTTCTTAATTTCAGTCTTGCCCTTGTTCCAAACTACATTGAACGCAGATTGACCTAGCAACTTCAAATCCAAAGACACTTTTCTATGTCTTCATCTCTAAATATGAGCTTCATTTTAGCATAGTCTAATGGTCTTTTATCTGCATCTGTTGCATCAAGACCTTGACCATAAATCATCTCGCCTATACCTGTAATAATAGCATTGTTAACTGCACTACCATTGAACCTATCTATTAAGAATTGATAGTAGTTGTTATCTCTGCCATATTCTACCCACTCCCTTGCAGGGTTCTCCTCAATCTTTGGAGTAGTATAAGATGACATTTTTACTAAATTTATCATGCTGCTTAATCTTCTGTGTTATAGTAAACGTAATTTCTTGCAGTTGGGTTTGCATACTCAGTAAATGTAACCTCACTATCTGCATCTATTATCATTGTACCCTCCCATCGTAAACCAAGTACAACGGCATCTGTTGGACTTGTATTTG